GTGTTGCTAGCGGAAGTCGCAAACAATTGCCCCGCCCCCGTAGTAATGCCCCTGGTGTATCTGCTAATAGAGTTAGTGGTTGCGTCACAATGCCTTATCACCTCGTGACTGGTTACATCGTCGGTGTGCTGCCGCCAATGGTGACCCGATTTCTCCCGCAATCAAGTGATCTGCCTCGATACGGTCACCCTCCACGAACGGCTGACTACAAATGTGGCAATGAGTTGCGGTGTCTCGTATCTTCTTGGCTTCCTGTCTGTAAGTGTAATTGTAAAGCTGTGACTTCTTGGCCTGTCTCTCATAGCTAAGCCTGTTGTGGTTTCTTCTAGCTTTGTATTCTCGCTCGTGGACATCGCACCGACTACCACCCCCCGTGAGCCTGCCACATTCAGAACAAGGTTGAGGGAACCTACTCATTGGTAGCAAAGCCTTTTCCAATAAACGAAACTGACGCAACATCCATCATGCGTTTGGTGTCGTTACCGCACACATGGCACTCAGGGGTAGCGTCACGCTTGTCTATCCCTCGTAGTTCATACATCTCATGCCCGCAGGCTTTTATTTCGCACTTGTATCTGTATAGAGGCATTAGAACGGCACTCCCCCTTCTGGTAAATCGTCCATAGTATTCAGCGAGGTGTAGGGCACTAGGTAGTAAGTGTCGGTGACTTTGTATTGTTCTCCGTCACATTGAAAGCCATACATCCATCCGATAGCTCTGTATGCGGGGCTGGCATAGTTATTTTCTTTCATCCTTCTTGCACGATACTCAGGTCCGCCGACTACCAGAATGTAAACCTCGCTTGGCTTGTCAACGCCTGGTCGATAACGCAATCCCCATTTGGGTTCTGACTTCTTGGTGAAGCAGTAACGCACCTCATAGTTTGGAATGTCCTGCCTTGACTTGAATGTATTGACATGAGGCTCGAAGTCTAGGTATCCAAGCATCCGAGCTGCTGCAATCTCTGATCCTGCTGCGATTGCGTGTTGCCATTGTTCCCAGATGTCGCCCTCGCTGTAATTACGGTTGCGTTCTGGTTTGCCATACATCGGAGCCTGACGCTCATGCCCAATGCGTGCAGCTATGCCTTCTTCCTCGGGTGTTAGTTCGTAAGACCAGCTCATTGCTGTTCACCTGCTAAGACAACGAGATCACGACGAGGGTCATACCCTTCTCCTACAACGAGAGACACGATGCCTGTCGGTGTCTTGCCTCCCATACCAGTCCTGTCAGAGAACCAGAAGCTACCGCCATCGAGTGCGGGAGTCTGCACCCAAAGTCGGTGATTGAACTGCTTGACGGCGTAATGGTGATAGTGAGCGGTAATGAGAACATCGGCCTGTCCTACTGCGGTGTCACCTAACGCCTGACCCTGCCACCACTTCTGAGGGTCACGAAGCTGATGCCCGTGAGCAAACCCAACCATCGTGCCTGAGAGATTGACAGCAAGTGTCGTGTTGTCCCGCTCAGGGAATCGACCCGTGACATGAGCTAAATCTGGGTTCTCCTTACAGATGTCTAGCACCTGTTGGACAATCTCTACCTGCCAGCTATCCATCGGGTCGACAATGACTTGTCTTGTGGACTCGTCGTGGTTGCCTGGGACTACGGGAATGATTAGTTCGTTGGTTAGTGGAGCGAACGCCTTGACCCACTCCATAAGGACACGACGGCCTACTCGAATCTGTGAGGTTAGGTCTAGGTCAAGCCTTCCCATAATGCGTCCGCCTTGTGAGACTGTTCCCTCTATGCAATCACCCATCTGTGGCAATGCAATAGGACCTACCCCCCTCTTTTTTATTTCTTGCTGCCTAAGCAACGCTTCAGAGAGTGCTCGCCTGACACGACCAACGGTTCCTGCCGTGCCGTCCCCTGCGTCCTTACCCCATTGCGTGTCACCGATTGCGTAGATTGCCGTAAGGTCGCCTGTTGCTGGTTTGGCTGCACGAGGTGGTCGCCACTTCTTTATTTCCCTTTCCAGCTCCGTAGCGTCGAGCAGAGTGCCTGCGTATGACCTGGGCTTGAGTGAGACTCGGTAGCTGTTGAGCCATTCACCGCTCCTGCCACCTTCCCACTTAGATCGACGAACCGAAACGACAATCCAGTCCTTCGGGTCAAGGTTGAACTCAGCGAGCAAGTCCTCGGCGTTAGTCACTTCCTCCTGACGAGGTGTCGAGACAAAGTAGCCACCATCTGCGTCTAGCTCGAGCTGGGGTCGCCAAGCTTCCTTCGGTGGTTTGTTTACTCGGTCACTACCTCGTGACGATAGAGAGTTCAGGTCCTCAAGCATTTATTTAGCTTATCCTCTAAAGCAAGCACACACTCGTAAGCGATGTTTGCTGATTGTCGTGTCAGATAAGCTCAAGCCCTTTGCCCTGAGTGCATTGGAAAGAGTCTTATGCTTCCAGCGATCCGTGTCAGCAAGTGCTTCCTCAAGAATCTTCCTGTCAGAATCGTCGAGCGAGGCAAGGGTTTCCTTGACCTTGCAGTAGACAGCTTTGTTCTGAGGTGGTGTCAGTCCTTCTAGCATTAGAACAGTTGCTCCTTTTCTTTGTCTTGTTGCTCGGCTTTGAGTTGCTCGGCGTGCTTTAGCCTGCCCTCGATTATCGGAATGTAGTCCTCGGTCAGTTCGATACCGACAAACCTAAAGCCCTCAAGAATTGCTGCCTTGCCTGTTGAGCCTGAACCTGTAAACGGGTCTAGGACTGTTCCGTTAGGTGGGGTTACTAACTTGACTAGGTAACGCATTAGGTCAGTTGGTTTGACTGTCGGGTGGAAGTTCTGGCGTGGCTCGCCTTGTCTTTCGCCGTAAATCTCCAATGTTCCATGAGTGTTTGGGTTTCCTGAGTGAATGTCTTTTTTTGGCAATTCATCTAGCCCTTCGTTCCTGTCACGCTTTGAGGCTTTTGCACAATAGAAGAAGCGACTTGCTCCGCCTGTATCGCCGTAAACGGGGTGCTTGACAAGATCCCCAAGCTGTGGGTTGTTAGGCATAGGAACGTGCTTATCTCTAGCAGTTCTTGAAGTCGCTGCTTTTAGCTCGCCTGTCTGCTCGTCTAGTATCTCTGCACTGTATTCGTCAAGGATTACATTTGCAGGCCAGCGACCTAGAGGCTGTGAATAATCTTCTGCGCTTCTTTTGTTCATACCTGCACCATAGGTTTGAGAGTCTTGTTCTTGTTTGTTATCTGAGTATCTGCCGCCGTTGAGGTTGTCTGTTGTCCCTATCCTGCTGCCGTCTATGTTCAGAGCACCTGTCCCATGAGTTAGGACATTCTCTGCGACTGTGCCTATAAGGGGTTTGCGAGCGACAACGATAGGTTCAAAGGCTGGTTTGAGTGCTGTTCCCCATCCTTCCCATTGTTTAGCTATGCCCTCTGGTTCAGGCATAAATAATTGTCTAGGCGTAGCGTTCCAGCCAGAGCCTTCTCCGTAGAAACCGCCGTTTTCATTTTCCCTGTATCCAATAGGCTCAACACCGCTTGCCTTCTGAATTGCCTTTGATACATCAAGCGACTTAGGAAATCCTGATCCATACATCCAAGCGATTGAGTCCCTGACCTCGAACCCTGCATCCTCGATTGCGACTGCAACCCTGTGCCAAGTCCGTGTTCCGCCGAAAGACAAAAGGTGACCACCTGGCTTTAGGACTCTCAGGCACTCTTTCCATAGCTCAACCGAATAAGCGATTCCGCTAGAGTCCCACTTCTTACCCATAAACCCAAGCTCATAAGGTGGATCGGTGACGATTGAGTCAATCGAGTTGTCCTCTAGGGTCGGTAAGACATCAAGGTTTGAGCCAATGTGGACTGTGTAGGTTTCGCCTTTGAGCATTAGTCGCCTATCGTTATGTCGTTCTCATCAGCTATGAGCGTCTGCACGAGCTGAATCAAGTAAGGGTCGTTGCCTGCTCCGAGTGCTGCCTTAGCGGATAGGTAGCGTGCAAGGTCCCGACGGATAGCGTTGAGGTCCTCGTCCCAAAGCAGGTTGTCGTCGTCTAGCAACGCAGCAGCTTGTTTGAAGTCTGCGTAGAGTCTCTCGTTAGTTCGTTTTCTGAGTTCTTTTCGCACTTTGCCCCCTGTCCCATTCCTCAATGTAATCTTCTAGGTCTGACAGGTAGACATACCTACCCGTGTTGTTCTCAACTGAAGCGTCTCTCGCCAAGCTAAGTATGGTTAGTCTTTCGTCTTTTCTTCCTTGCTGATAGCTGAGCACTGAGCTTCGTGCTATCAGGTCTTGTAGGTCACTCATCGTCCTCTACCTCATCTGCTACTTGTGTAATTGGTTCTAGTGGGACATTCACCCCATGCATCCTCTCAACTCGGAGGTGCTTGGCTAGGCTACGAATCTTCTCGAGTCGGAACCCTGACCAACGCTTAGTGTCGGTCTCGACGATAGGTGCTGCCATCAGCCCCATCTCTTTGAAACGCTCAACGGCTTTGTATGACTTGTCGAGTCGCCTCACCTGGTATTGGATACCCTCTTGATCCATCACCCGCTTGGTCTGCATGCACTGGACGCAGTTAGGCTTCTCCCAAACGGTAATCTTCATCGGGTTTGTCATAGCAGAGCTCCTGTCGACCTAGCAATCTCAGGCTTGACCCGTTCG